GCCACAATAGCAAATGCTGCTCTTGTCGGCCCAACTGGTCCAACTGGTCCAACTGGGCCAACAGGTCCGACTGGGCCAACAGGTTCTGACGGTTCTGATGGTTCAACTGGCCCAACAGGTCCAACAGGCCCGACCGGTCCATCAGGTTCTGATGGTGGATTTACCACAAACTCAAACGCTCAAGTCAACTCTCTTGGAGTTGGTACAGCAGCCTCTGGTACAGGTGGTGAAATCCGTGCAACCAATAACATCACTGCTTATTATTCAGATGAAAGACTTAAGGACTTTGACGGACATATCGATAACGCAATGGATAAAGTTATGTCGTTGAATGGTTACTACTTCTATGAGAATGCGAAAGCTAAAGAACTTGGTTACGATAACGACGAAAGACAAGTCGGTGTAAGCGCACAAGAAGTTGATGCAGTTATGCCTGAAGTTACATCTCCTGCACCGATCAATGGTAATTTTGAGGGTGCTGACTATATGACAGTTTCGTATGAAAAACTAGTACCTCTTCTAATTGAAGCTATCAAGGAATTGAAAGCTGAAATCGAAGAACTAAAATCTTAATTGTGCAAGGAGGCACACTAAAATGGCTAATTATACAATTACATCAGTTAACGCTAATAATGTAGCGAAGATTACATTTAGTGATGATAGCTGGACATTTGTTCAACTATATTCAGATACAACAGAAGCTGATCTAGATGATCTAGTTATGCGGATTCTTCCACCGTACCTAAGATCGGGTAATGGAACACCATCTTTTGTAACGGCTGGAGCAACTCGTACAGCAGCAGAGAAGCCAGCAGAAGAGTACGTCGATCCACGTCCACAATATGAACAGGATCGCACGGCCGCTTACGGTAGTTTGGAAAGTCAGATTGAGTATATCACGGAGAATGGTTTGGATGCTTGGCAGACTAAGGTCGCGCAGATCAAAGCCGACAACCCGAAGCCTTCGGAATAATAGTCATGACTTTACAATCTAGCGGAGCAATATCATTCGCGGATATTAGATCAGAATTTGGTGGATCGGGTACTATTTCCATGGCCGATGTATATCGTGGTGGTTCACTTGTCAGATCAAAAGCTGGAAACAATAGTGCAGCTAATCTAGCAGCTAATGTGCCGACATCTGGTATTATAGATTTTGCTGATTTTTTCGGACAAGCTAAAGGTTTTCGTTACACTTACACATCTGGTGCAACCAATCAGGATGCGTCGAGCATCTTCGGTTCGGACTACGGGGTCGACTACCCCAAAGAAATCGTCATCAACAGCGGTGTCGAATTAGGCGCAACCAGCACGTCACAAGAAGCGTTACAAATCGACAGTGGTTTGTCTGGCGGTCTTACTATCACCAACAACGGCACGCTTACTGGTGCTGGCGGTGCTGCTAATGGTGGTGCTGGTGGTGATGCATTTGAAGCTGATGTTGCTTGCACCCTTATCAACAACGGCACGATCAGAGCCGGTGGTGGCGGAGGAGGTGCTGGCGGCAGCGGTGGCTTAGGTGGCACGGGCGGTCAGGGCGTTACAAGTTCAGCCGGCTGGAGTTCATGGAGTTCGTATTACCATCGAAGTGGTATCACTGGTCATCCTCAATCCGAAAGACGCTTTATCAACAATGTGTCCTCTACAAGCTACTGGTACTGGGATGGTTATTTGAACCACACCACTGGCTATTCCGTAAACACGACTACAACAGGCGGCAACGAATACGAAAGAGGCAGTCAAGTTTATAATGATGGGTTCTCTTTTGTTAACCAAATTCGACAGCGTACTCCCACCACGAATTACACCTATCACAACGGTGGTTCTGGTGGCTCTGGCGGTAGTGGTGGAAGCGGCGGTGTAGGCCAAGGCTACAATCAATCCGCTGCATCAGGCAGTGGTGGTTCATCCGGCTCTGGTGGTGCTGGCGGTGGAACAAATGCTGGCTCTGGCGGCACTGGCGGCACTGGAGGCAGTGGTGGTTCTGGTGGCTCATTTGGGAGCAGTGGTTCGGCAGGAAATACAGGCTCCACAGGCAACACAGGCGGCAACGGCAACAACACAAATGGTTCTGGCGGCTCTAGCGGCTCTTCTGGTTCTGGTGGTGGTGCAGCCGGTAAATATATTCGCGGTATAGGTAACGTCAGCTTCACTAACAACGGTACTGTACAAGGCGGAACTGCTTAATACTTAATATTTAATACAGAGGGATAAAAAAAATGACTTTACCATCTAGCGGAGCAATATCATTTTCGCAAATTAGAAGCGAATTTGGAGGCGGATCAGGCTCAATACAGTTTAGTGATTTCTATCGTGGTGGCTCTAGAGTAAGGGCGAAAGCTGGAAACAATAGTGCAACTAATCTTGCTGCTAATGTACCATCTTCTGGTGCTATTGATATGGCTGATTTTTTTGGACAAGCAAGAGGCTTTCGCAAAACCTATAGCAGCGGTGCAACAAACCAAGATGCTTCCAATATTTTTGGTGACGACTACGGTGTAGATTATCCCAAAGAAATCGTAATTAATTCTGGTGTAGAATTAGGTGCAACCAGCACATCACAAGAGGCATTGCAGATCGACAGCGGAATGTCCGGTTCCATGACTATCACCAACAATGGTACACTATCCGGTGCTGGTGGGTCAGCTAATGGCGGTACAGGTGGTGATGCTTTTGAAGCTGATGTGTCCTGTACCCTAGTCAACAATGGTACGATTCGTTCTGGCGGCGGCGGCGGTGGTGCCGGTGGTACTGGTGGTACTGGTGGTACTGGAGGTCAAGGTTCTACAACCTCATATGGTTATGGTAGCTGGACTGCATACAGACATACAAATACTACTGGCCCAGGAGCCCCCCAATATTATCAAGTTGATACATATGTTAATACGGCTTGGTATTGGTATGGCGCACCTGGCGGTAATAGTTATGGTTATATGGGCGCGACGGGCGCACCATCAAGCGTTGGTACAACTGCTGGTTTTGGTAATTATCAATATCAAAAAGGGCCAAACACTTACTATAACGCTCAATATGGCGTTTGGTCTAACCCAATTCGTAGAAGAAGCACTAACGAAGCTAGTACCACTTATTATAGCGGTGGTTCCGGTGGCGGCGGTGGTTCCGGTGGCTCTGGTGGTGTAGGTCACGGCTACGGTCAATCAGCCGGTTCTGGCAGCAGCGGCTCCGGTGGTTCTAGCGGTTCTGCCGGTGGTACAAATGCTGGCTCTGGCGGCACTGGCGGCACTGGCGGTACTGGAGGCAATGGCGGCTCTTTTGGTTCGTCGGGTTCAACCGGATCAACAGGTTCTACAGGAAACTCTGGTGGCAACGGAAACTATACCAACGGCTCCGGTGGTTCTGGCGGTTCCAGTGGTTCTGCTGGCGGATCAGCAGGTGCAAGTATTAGAGGTATTAGCAACGTCAGTTATACAGATAATGGTACTACTACCGGCAGCACTAGTGATTAATATTACCATGTTCTAAAGATTATAAATACTTTTAAGAAAAAGAATAAATTCATTATGAAAAGAAAGTAAATGAGGAAAAGATGAATGAAATTTGGAAAGCATGGGCTGGAGTGCTATCGGCTCCAATATGTGATGCAATTATTACAGAATGTGAAAAGTATGATCCACAAGATGCAACTATTGGTGTTGATGGTGTTTCAGCAGAAGAAAATAGTGAAGTAAAGCGTAGCAGTATAGTAAGATGGGTTGATAGAAACAAACAATCTAGTCATTTCGTAGTTAATATAATTAAAGATTTTGCTTGGGAAGCAAATCGTCGTGCTTTTGGATTTCATGTTGACTACTTGCGTGACATACAATTTACAGAATATCATGGATCACAAGAAGGTGAATATGGTTGGCACTTTGATACTTTTTGGGGAAATCCGACAACTTATGACAGAAAATTGAGTGTTGTTATCCAACTCTCTGATCCAACAGATTATGAAGGTGGTGAATTTCAAATTGATCCTCAGTTTCAAAAAATACCAGAAGAATTTAAACAGCGTGGTTCTATTCTAGTTTTCCCATCTCCAATAAGACATCGCGTAACACCTGTAACATCTGGCCTCCGCAAGTCTTTGGTGTCATGGATTGAAGGGCCTAAGTTTAAATAGCAGTGTTCTAAAGATTATAAATAGTCCCAGATATCAAACAATCTGGGACTATTTACTATGGCAAATCCCCGCTCAAGAACAGAACTAAAAAAATACTGTCTACGCCGTTTAGGTCATCCAGTAGTTGAGATTAATATTGATGAAGATCAGATGGAAGATAGAATCGATGATGCTCTAGAGTTTTATCGTGACTATCACTTTGATGGTACAGAAAGAACATTTCTGAAACATCAAGTCACTCAAACTGACATTAATAATGAATACATTTCTATTCCAACTACAATTACTGGTATCATAAATCTCTTTCCTGTTGGATCGGGTTTAAACACAAATAACCTATTCAATCTACGCTATCAGATTACTCTGAATGAGATTCATGATTTTGCTTCTGCACAAATTCAAAACTATG